AATAAAGCGGAACGGAACGACACAACGTTGCAGACGAAAGAACGAGGGTAGCCCAAGCCCAGCGCACCAGCACCACCATCGGAAGAGTAGTTGACACTNAGCGGAACGGAACGACACATCGTAGCTGACGTACGAACGAGGGTAGTTCAAGTTCAGCGCACCAGCACCACCATAGGAAGTGAAGCTGAAACTCGAACCCCGGAGAGGCACGGCTTCTTCAAGTTCGTTGTCTGCCCATATTCCGGCTGTTTCGTTCTTCCAGTCATGCGGTACAATTCCCAGCTTGTACGCAATTTCTGGCATTTCTTCCAGTTCTTCCAGCTGCAAGTCTGCCATGTGGCAGCCCTCCCAGTTTTCTTCGATTTCTTCCGCAACGGACATTACCACATCACCAGCACTGTTGCCGTACAGCTTCAACGGTCTGCCGTTCACCTCTGCAACGGTCCAGTCTGGCTTCTCTGTGTAGCCCTCAACTGCTGCGTCGTTGTTCGGCGTGTATTCCACAACGCCTTTGTGCAGACGCAAGCCCGTGACCCATTCCCAGAAATTACCGCAAAGACCAAACACGCCGTCTGCTGTTCCGTCATGGGACCATGTGAGGGGGTCGCACCCGGTCAGCGTGCGTCCGGCGCTGTCGTATCTCACGCCGCTTTCCTGCTCATTCTTTGAGTTGCTGCCGTAGTTTGTATTACCGCCGATTGTGTGCCCCAGTTCCTCTGCTTCATGCAGTAGATAGACAAACTCTGTATTTGTCATAAGGTGCCAGCCCTTGCCTTTTCTTCCGCAGGCTGCCGCCGCTTCATCATAACTGATAGTGTGTTTTGGCTGCTGGTAAGGTAAGGACGCCGGGACGCCCTTAATCATGGTGTTGGTGAACTGCGACACCAGAACCGCAGGAACAATCTTGTTTCTGATTTTGAACAGTTCCGGCACGTCCTCCGGCTCATAGGTCCCCGGCTCCATATAAAACATGGTCATGTAGTTTGGCAGTCCTGCACTGTCCATGACAATGACTGCTTTTTTCTTCACAAATTCTTTCATTTTGTGGCTTTCCTCCTTGTATCTGGTATGATTTTTATTTGAACAGCCTTGCTGCTATTCACTGCTATTGACTTTTGAAAAACCTTTGTTTCTGCTGCTGCCCGGCGCTCACGCTGACTGCTTTTCTTTCTTCTCCGGCTCTGGCTGTGTCACTGTCACGGTGACTTTCACGCCCTCCCGCTGGGATATAATCAGCGCCAGCGTTTCAAAAAAGCGCTGGGCATTGAATGTTCCTTGTACTTCCATTCCTGCGCCCTCCTTTATACGGACTGCGGCGCAATTTTCTGTGCCATGCCCTTTGCAAATCTTATGCCCTGCATGAACACCAGAAAGTCTTTCTTTTCCTGCGGTTCAAGTTCCCCCAGAAAAGCCATGACCTCTGTTGCTTCCTGCTGGTTTTCAGTTGCAATCATGGTTTCCATGTTTTTAACTTCTGTCATGGTCTGTTCCTCCTTTCATGCTGTGTGGTTTCGCAAGCGGTAAACGCTTCTGTTGTAGCGGTTACTGCTTGTTTAACTATATATTATAGCGGTTACTGCTATTTGTCAACCCTTTTTCCGTTTTTAATATTGACTTTTTTAGCGGTTACTGCTATTCTTTAAACATAAAAGAAAGGCGGTGAAGTCAAATGACTATCAATGAACGTGTGAAGCATTTTAGAAAAGATGTTTTGCACATCAGCCAGACTGAATTTGCAGTAAGTCTGGGAATGAAGCAAACTGGCGTCAGCTACATGGAACGGGACGGCTCAACCGTCACTGACCAGACAATCAAGGCAATCTGTCTTCTTTATAATGTGAATGAAGAATGGTTGCGCACTGGTTCTGGTGAAATGTATATACAGCCGGACACATTCAGCCTTGACGACTTCGTGAAGTCTAAAGGTGCCACGGGTCTTGAATTGGAAATCATAAAGACGTACTTTGAACTTGACCCAGAAATTAGAAGAACTGCCGTGGAATTTTTCAAACGCAGGCTTGTTGCTGCTGTTACTGCGGACCCTGCATTGTTAGTTCCAGACAATCCAGAAGATTTAGAAGCCCAGTGCCCGCCCGTTGACACTGGCAGTGTTTCCGGGACAGACGCCGGGTGATAACGCACCCAGCGTCCCCCCGCTATTTACAAATTATAAGTTGCGTTGCTCCATTGAAATCTAAATTATAATAAATAGTGTTTATGCTGCTGTAATAGATTGCGTACACTCTGCAATCATACCAGTGTATATATTTTTTTATCATGTGTGACCACCTTTCCGGCGTGGCAAGGCTGGGCGCACTCACTATTATAATTTCTATGTTTTTGTGGATATTCGCAAGAAAGGTGGTTTTATATGGGTTTACGTTTCAGAAAAAGCGTGAAAATTGCCCCCGGCGTCCGTCTTAACATCAGCAAGAAAAGCGTTGGTATAAGTGCAGGCGTCAAGGGGTATCGTAAAAGTATAAACAGCAGCGGCAGGGTCACAACCAGCATAGGGGTTCCCGGCACTGGTGTTTCTTACGTTAAGACCGAGAATTTGAAAAGCAAAAAGAAAAAGACAGTCAGCAGCCGTGTTTCTTCCACTGCTGCCGCCGCCAGTTCCTCTGCTTCCTCTCCTGCTGCCGCTCCTGCTCCTGCTAAAGTTCAGAAAGCAGCTGCGCAGCCAAAAGAGAAGCCGCCAAAGACCACGGCAGTTTTGCAGGAAAGACCAGACGCCAGCTTTGTTGTGTTCGGCGTCGTTGCTCTGGCTGGTGCCGTGTTCCTCTTTGCTTCTTCTCATGTTATTTTTTCAGTTGTTGCCGCCCTGTTCGGTATCTTCTGTCTGTATAACTTTATACACATAAAGCGACACCCGGAAGACCCACGATACATCACGGAAGAACAGCTGACACGCTGGGGGCAGCTGGTACACTCCGACGCAAATACCGTTTCCCAGCTGCAAAAAGCGTCCGTTCCTGTTCTGGTGGATTTAAAGAAGCGTGCTGCGTGGCATTATGAGCAGGTTTCTTCCGTTGGCTTCGGTCCAGACGTTTCATACTACGGTCAAGCCTTGATTGACGTACAAAATCAGATTGTTGCTTTATCTGAATTTGTCATGCTGCAAGGTGATAACCCTAAACAGGATTTAGAAAACTATTCTTCTTTTGTAAGTCAGAAAATAACAGCCTTTACAGACGACATTCTGAAAGACTAATAAACAAAATGCCCCGGTCGTGCTGGGAACACTTCCGGGGCGTGCAAAGATATGTCATACCAGATACAACAATACCGTCTGCAATTTTGATTATATCACCAGCAGGCGGGAAATGAAAGGAAATGCAGGTGATACAATAGTGAAAAAGATTGATTTAAGCCCGGAACTTGTCCGGGTTGCTTTATATATAAGGGTTTCCGGGGAAGAACAGAAAATAAAAGGTCTGTCACTGGAAGCCCAGCAAGAACGACTGGAAGCATACGCAAGGGAACGTGGCTGGGTCATTGTTGGAATTTACATTGACGCTGCCAAGACCGCCAGAAAGAACATTCATAAAAGAACCGACTTTCAACGCATGATGGACAGTGTGAAGCGTGATGAAGTGAATATTCTGCTTTTCTGCCGCCTTGACCGCTGGTTTCGTTCCGTGGCAGATTATTATAAAATCATGGAAGTTCTGGAAGCGCACAACTGCGACTGGAAAACCACTGATGAAGAATATGACACCACAACCGCAAACGGGCGTCTGTATATTAACGTGAAGCTGTCCATTGCCCAGAATGAAGCGGACATTGACGGGGAACGAATAGACGTTGTATTTGACAGTAAGATTGCCCACGGCACCGTTGTTTCCGGCTCTGCTCCCTTTGGCTTCCGTGTTAATGAGGAAAAGCGGCTGGAAGTTGTGCCAGAAGACGCAGCCATTGTGCAAGACGCTTTCAACTACTTTGAAACTTCGATTTCCCAGCGTGCTACTGTCCGCTATATCCGGGAAACCTACGGCGTGAACTGGTGTGACGCCACTTTCCGGCGTATGCTGAAAGAAAAGCTGTATACTGGGGTGTATGACCGGGGCGGCAGGTTCAATGACCATTTCTGCCCGGCAATCATCAGCAAGCAGCAGTTTGACCGTGTGCAAGCGCTTCTGGAACGCAACGCACGTTCTGTTCCGTCTGGCAAGGTATATATTTTCACTTCCATTCTGACTTGCGCTGAATGTGGGCATAAACTGGTCGGGTACAAGTCAAGTGATTATTATTATTACCGCTGCAACCAGCATTTCCAGCGTGGGCGCTGCTCTCATAATCATTCAGCCCGTGAAGACGTCGTGGAAAAGTGGCTGTTTGAACATCTGGCAGAGGAACTGGAACGCTGCCAGCTGGAATGGGAAGTTGCCACAGCCAAAAAGAAAGCGTCCGTTGCCCGCACTGATAAAGCAGCACTGAAACGGAAGCTGACCAAGTTAAAAGAATTATATGTGAATGACTTAATAGACATTGAGGACTACAAAAGGGACTATCAAATATATACTGCTGCACTTAAACAGATACCGGAACCCAGCATTGAACCGCCGCCAGACTTCGCAGCCGTCCGCAGGCTCCTTGATAATGATTTCAAAACAATTTATGAGAATTTGACCCGTGAAGAAAAACGCACGCTTTGGCGTTCTGTCATTAAAGAAATTAGAATTGATAATGACCAGAATATCACGGGTGTTGTTTTTGGGTAGT